ATATCTGAGTCTTGGAATATCTTAAATGTATAACTAAACGTGGTAGTTGAACCATCACCACTATAACTGTTTCTAACTGTAGTTGAAGATATTGTCATATTTAATCTCTATATACTATTTTACTTTCTAGGCAATAATTCTTTTGTTTCTTTTTCTTCATAAACACCTAGCTTTCTAAAGCCATACTTTTCTTTTTTAGCTTCTTTTATGTTGTCTTTAACTTCAGGATATTCAATTAACATGTCTTCAAATGCTTTGTCTTTATAATTTTGAAAGATTCTTTTTATTATTAATTCTTTTCCACCTTCAAAGTTTTCATCACCTTCTTGTCTTCTATTATAATCAACAGAGTTTATAGTAATTTCTAATTGCTCTTTTAAAGTTCTACCTCTTATTGTAGTTTTTCCTATTCTTTCAACCCAATAATTATGAGCAGATTGATCGTTTTTTTTGTATTCAAGTAAATCTACTTTTTCAATTTGTTTTTCATTTGGTTCTGTAAGTCTAACTTTAAGCCTCATTATTTCTAATGCAACAGGATCTTCTTTTAAATCTGATTTTCTACCAACTAAGAGTGGTCCCTGAGTTAAAGATAAGTAAGATAATACTCCTTCAGAATTAACATAAATAGAATTAGGATTTCTTTCTATAGGTTCTCCAGTTAATAAATCTCTTCTTGGTTCAAGATAATTTGTTTTTGTAATAAGTGGAGTTTTTTTGATAATTTCATCTACAAAGGTTCTGGCTTCAAGAACTTCTTTATCTCCTTCATATACACCAGGAATACCTGCTCCTATAAATGCTTGGTAAGGAATAGTATTTCCAACTATTCTACCAAAGTATCTAGATATTTTATTTTCAGTTGGATCTTCTACTACATCAAAAGCATCAGAAATACCACGAACATAGGCTTTATTATAAAATGATCTCATTACAGACAATACTGCAACTGCTGCAATATTTTGTGCTTTTTCATCACTAATACCATCTTTGTTTTCTGCAACATCTGCTAAAATTCCCAACATATAAAAACGAGGATCGTTACGATTGTATTGTAAATAAGTAATAGTACCATCATCATTTTTTCTTGCTAAAGAATATGGTTGCCATCCATTTTGTAACCAAGTTTTTTTTATTTCAAAATCTTTTGGTCCAGCACCTGTAACCTTACGATAAACATTTCCTTGACTATCAGTTACATCTGAATTTACTAAACTCCAGCCAACTAAACCAGCAGAGATACCCATTACTTGTCTGCCAAGAACATCAGCTCTTGCACGTCTATCTCCTGTATTCCAAGCATCTCTCATAGGTTTTGTAAAAACACCAAAAACAGGAATCCTTGATTCAAAGTGCCTCCAAATATTAGTTGGAGTTTTTACAAATGGTATAAGAAATCTAAAGAAAGGAGCAGATTCTAAAACTTTTAAAATTGCTCCACCAATATTAAAAAATCTTCCATCATCTAAACTGTTAGTAAATGTATTATATCTTGCTTCTTGTAATGCTTTAGCTGCCAAAGGATTATCTTTAACATTTGCTAATCCATTTTTATCAAAACCATTTTTAAATATTTTGTCTATATTTTCATTAGCTTCTTTAGTGCCTAATTTAAAACCAAGTTCTAAAGTATTTTCAACCGCTTCAGCAAATAATCTTCCACGATAACTTGTTTGTTTAAATAATTCATCTGTACCCATTAATAATCTTGTTGGAAATTCTACAAATTTTCCAATACGATCAACCCAAGTTCCAGCAGCACCATTAAATCCTAAATTAGATGCACTAATTGGTCTGACTGCTTTACCATTAACAATTTGTAAATTATCTTGAGTTCTAACAAGTGGATCAAGAACAGCATCTCCTTGTCTGAAGGCAATACCTACAGCTCTCCATGTATCTCTCATAGTAAAAAGCATTCCTTGATACTGAGAAAACCCAGCTCTAATTGTTTGAGTGTCTTTTTTTAATGCTGCACCAGCTATAATTTCTAATGGTCTTAAAAATGTTTCATAAGCATTACCTAAAATATTTACAGCATAAGTAGGAGTTCCTGATAAAATTGAATTAATATAAAGTGAATTAAAAACATCTATAATCTTTGATGCCTTTGATTTTGTTATTTGATTAATTACTTCTTCTGGTTTTAAATCTCTGATTTTTTTAGCCATCACAGCAGGGTTGGCATCATAGTTTTTAAATATATCTGCTATTTTTTCAATTTCTAAAATCTTTCCACCTGCTCTAGAAACTTTAATTCTACCAGCTTGTGTTTGTCTTGCAGCTCCTCTAATCTGTTCTTTTAAAGAATAAAAAGTTTCCTTTATAACCTTTCCTCTTAATGCTAATTCTTCTTTTGATTCTTTAGACCAATTAGCAACATCTTCTCCAAACTCTTTTAAATATTTTGCTGATGTTTCTTGAAAATCAAATGCTAAATCTTGTAGTATTTGTTTAGATGCTAACATTCTAACTGTTCCATCTTTTGATTTTACACCTTCTCTAATAATACTTTTTAATACTTCTTCTTTATCTCTACTTAGTAGTGTTGCTAATTCTTCAGCAACTTTATTACTTAATACATCGTTTTCTAAATATTCTTTAGTTACATCATCAAAAGAATTATCTACAACATCATCAATAGTTTTTAAAACTTCTTTACCACTTTTAAAAGAACCAGTATTAATAACTTTTTTAATCCATAATTCAGAATCTGTTTTTGCACTTTCTTTTGTTGTTTTAATAATTTTTAATGCGTTATCTATATTAATAGCTTCATTTCCTTCATAAGCTAATTTTTTAACTCTAGTAGTTTTTTTTCCAGCATTTATATCATCAATAATTTTTGATGTTTCTTTTTGTATAATAGCTCTTTCATCTAAATTTTGTGTTGCTCTCATTTTTTTAAAAGATTTGATTCCATAAAATATTGCATCATAAGTAGGTTTTGCACCTCTTACTCCAATCTCAACAATTCCTCCTAAAGCCATTCCTTCTAAAACATTTTTTAATCTACCTTCCATTTCTGTATCTTCTGGATTTGATGCAAGGTATTGAGTAACAGCATTATTTAATACTGGAGAATCAAACTGAACTAACATATCTGATAATCTTCCTTCATTAGGATCAAAGACAGTAAGATCGGCAACAGCTCCAGCACCAAATGCTCTTGCTGTATTTTTAATTGCACCCCCTGTAAGTCCAGCTCCTTTTAAAAATTTAGCTGGTCCAGCAAAGCCAGTAATAAATCTAGATATTCCTTCTGTTACATCACCAGCTAATGTTTCTGGTTTATGAAATATTGGTAGTTGTCTTTTTTTAGAATACTCTTCTGATTTCCATTTAGATGGAGGAACATATCTTGGAATAAAATCTTTAAATGAAAGTTTGCCATCATTATCACCAAACTCAATACCACCTAAAGATACAATGTTTTCGTCTAAGAAATCTCCTTGTTCTTCAACAGCATTAACAATGCCTTGAGGAACTGACAAAGACATATCTCCTAATGTTTGCCAAAAATTATGATCTTTTTCTTCTGGTTGTTTTACCAAACCAGAATTAACAGGTTGTATTTTAACTGTTTCAACATTGCTCTGACCAAGAAGTTCTAAAACTTTTGGTGATAATTCAGATGACATTTTATTTTTGCTTTGTAGTTAATCTAACTTGTTCAGCTAATGCTGGAAGATAATTATTTATAAAACTATTTATATCACCTTCTACTTTTTTAATTTGTTTTCCTTTACTATCTTTTGTTGTGGTAGTTATTGTATATCCTCTTAATTTTGCTAAGTTTTTATATTGAGTTATTTTTTCAGAATCTAAAGCATTCTCTCTATATAGTTTCATATCATTTAAAGTATTTTGATATTGTGTTTCTATATCAAAACGATTTTTTTCTATTAATGTTGGCTGTACTTTTTCAGAAGCTCTATCTTCATAAATAGTTTTTAAAGTATAAATTAAATCTCTAGAAAAATCTTTTCTTTGTTCCAAAGTAGCATCTTTATTAAATTTTAAATAATCTCTTATCATTTGATCATATTCAGTTCTTATTTCTAAAGATGATTGTCTATCTTCTAATGTTGGTTGTGAAATCAATGAAGTAGAAGCAATATCTTCTGTTAATGCTTTTATTTGAGCATCAGAATATTCAAAGAATAATTTATTATCACCAAGTTGTCTTATTAAATTTTCATGTTGTATTCTTTCAACTTCTATTTTTTCTCTTAAAGAATTTATTTTTGTTGATAATTCACCTGTTTTTATTTTATAACCATTAGATCTTTCAAATGTTTCTAATTGTTTAGCAAGTTCTAAAGCTCTATCATAATCAGAATCTGGATTTCCTTTAACAGTTAAGTTAGATATTTTTTGATTATAAACATCAAATATACCTTTTCCAAAATCTTCATCAGTTAATAAAGTTTGGTTCTTTAAAGAATCATCTAGATTTTTAATTAATTCAGTTCCATTTTCTAAATTAATTAATTGACCAGAATCTAAGAATAATAAATTAGCATTTGTTTTTTTTAATTCTTCTTGTAATTTTACTTGACCATCATTGTTATAAAAATTTTTACTTGCAACATTAGCTAGAATTTTATTTTTTAATCTTAGTTTTTCATCTTCGTCTTTAGCTAATTGGTATTGAGATAAATCTATTTGATGTTCTGTATTCCATGTGTTGTTAAATTCTGAAACTAATTGATCTCTTGAACCTTTTACAACTTTAGAAGATCTAGTTATTAAATCTAAACTAAGTTTATCTTCTAGTAATCTTGCTGCAGCTTTGTTTTGCATGCTATCAATCTTTTGTTTTGCCAACATTTTAAATTGATTTTGAAAAGTGTTTTCAGCTTGGGATGGATCTATATTTTTAATAGAACCTTGTTCTATTGTATCTAAGTCATTAGTTAATTCTAAATATGCTTTTGTTGATTCTGTTTTATCTTTTAGAGCTTGTTCTCTTACATAATATTCATCTAATCCTGTTACAACTTTTGCAGCAGTACCAAACATACTTCCAGCAGATTCTACTGGAACTTGGAAAGAAGTTTTTAGTGATGCAACTTCTGCGGTTGGTTTAGTTTTAGTTTCAAATGTAGGTATCTTTGGCATTAAAATGATCCTGAGTATCCTGTTGGGTTAGATGCGTATTGACTAAAAGAACTAGCACCATCAAATGTTCCTGCTGGTTTAGATCCACCTAATAAACTTTTTCCAGCAGAAGAACCAAAAAAAGTTGTTCCTGTTGAAACTAAAGTGCTAATAGCAGCAGATCTTCCTTGTTGTCTTGCAAATTGTCCCTGTATTCTAAACATATTGCCAGCTTCTTTTTT